ATATCCGTGAATAATTGCTGAAACTGGAATCTCTTATCCGCATCATCGAACAGCACATAGTCGGTCTGTTCTGTTATCCCATCATACAAGAAGTCACTCTCCAGCAGTCCCTTTTTTCTTGCTCCTAAATACTTGGAGTTCATAAACAACCTCAAAGCATGGCTGGAAAAAATAGACTTCCCTGTTCGCCCGTGGGACTCGTTATCATCCACCACCTCATTGTCCATGATATACAGACACCAAGCCTTAGCAGGGTCTTTGTATCGGTGGAGCATATACCCGAAAGAATACACCTTATTGATAAAATGCAATTCTTGTTCGTAGATCTGATCCTCTGAAAGCGTTTCTTTATTGATAATAAATTTGTTTTCGTCAAGATAATTATCATATTCAGACGGTTTCAAATCCCTTAATTCTTCTTTCCAATGAACTCGGCAGGTGTTGATAAAGTAGTTCATGAAATCGCAGTCATTTCTTACAATATCCAACTTCCAGTTGTTATTCTCATCTTTTTTAATATTGAAAAAAGGCTCTTCTATATTCAGTTTAGAAGTGTTCAGAGTTGTTCTGGTCTGGCGGAAAATGATTTCGTTCAAAATATCATCCTCCATTACATAACGGCTGTAGCCTTTATCTATCCTCTCTATTTTATCCTTGCTGACTTCCCAAATAAACTTGTCAAAGAAGAAAAACTGAGAAGTAGGTGTAAAGTCTGTAAAATCAAACTCCTTGCTCTCCAGGTTCTGAAGTTTTTTCTCCGAAACCGCCTCCGAACCTATTACCATGTTCAGCAGTTCATCGGGAAAAAGTCTAAGCCCTTTTTCTTTTTGTTTTTCATCCAAAAACTTATTGAAAAAGTCTTTGATTTCCTGCGAGGAAACCTCCCGAAGAATGTGCTTGTTCTGCTGAACAAAATAGTAACCATCCTTTCTGGTGGCGTCTTTTATTCTGAAAAATCCGTTCAGCTTCAAGAAATTGAACGCATTTTTGTAGTTCACGCTGTAGGTTGGTGCGTGGTCTATTTTCTTTCCCTCTTTATTTGTTCTCCATTTTTCAATCCAAAACTTAGCAGGTCTGGCAAGTTCCAGAAATCTTTTCACTTTTGCCCGAAGCTCTTTTTGTTCCTTGTCCTCAAATGCAGCTTCAGATTTCATGAAGTCGGTAAAATCTTTTTTCGGATTACCTCTAAAATCTTTGGATTTAGTAAGGCTTTCTGGGAGCCATGCAGTCTTGATATCCATATGCTCCAAAGCCAGTTTCTTTCCAGCCTCGAAGCCTGTAGGGTCAAGGTCTGGAACATTGATGACCTCAAATGCATACTTGAAAAGCATCGCAATTTGTGTTTCGGTAATATCCACTGTTTCGGAATTAAACCAAACCACAGTTTCGCCCGTAGAAGCCATATTTAGAGAATCTCTGTCGCCAGAGCAGATGACTATTCGCTCTAATTTTTTCACTTTGGCTGGTGCAGATTCCTCCTCGTCATCGTAGGACTCCTCTACTTCCTGCTGGAGTTTATTGTAAATAGACTTTACATTCTCCAGCCCAAAAATATGCTGTGATGGCTTCTTTCCAAGATAAGAAAATCGGTATTTCTTATCGGTAGATTTTGGTTTGTAGATTTTCAGCCAAACTCTTTCCTCTTCGGGTTCTTCTACTACTACATTTTTGTTTTCGCCCTCCAGGTGGATTTTCTTCTTTCCGCCTCCTGCTTTTACGATAAAGGCAAAAACAGGATAAGTTTCGGAACTCTCCACCGTGTAGACATTGCAGAGTTCTTTTTGGGTGTTTTCTTCCTTTTTGAGCCAAGAATAAGACTTCAAGGAATAAAGCCCATACTTTCTGCATACTTCCTCCGTCATCAGCGGTCCAAGAACCTCCAGTTCATAAGGTGTAAAATCTTTGGTTTCGTAGCAAAATCCGTCCTCGTTCAGCGTTCCCTCGAACTCGGAAAACTTGCATACATTTATATTTTTAGGTTTAGTTTTATTTTCGTCCAAAATCCCCAATTCTCTACCCAGCTGCAAAAGAGCTTCGAAATAAGTAAGCCCCATTTCGTGGGCGTAGATGTGGATCCCGTTTCGGCTTTCGGCATAGAAACCTCCCGTGTCTCCCCAGTCTTTCACGAAATAAATCCCGTCCTTCTTGGAAAGATTAGCAGACTCTGTCCCCTCGTGCCGTATTTTAAAATGCTTGTTCTGCCGAACTTGAGGCAAAACCCTCTGTATCAGATCCAGACCGCCGTTAGTCGCCTGGAATATATCGTGTTGATTTATTGGAAAATTCATTGCGTTTAAATAAAAAACCAACTGGCGGGCTTATGCCAAAGCCAGCTGGAAAACTTAAAATTTAATTTATAAAATGAAAAAAATGTTCTTCTACGCCTCTATTCTGTAGTGCATATCCTGCACCAAGCCTATAAGTGCCTGTGTGAAATTCTCCCCCTGCCCGAAGAAGCATCTTCGCTTGTCCAGACCGAAGTAGATTTTGAAACCTTTGCCCTGCTGAATAGTATTGAGCTGAATGTGTTTGGGCTGCATGAGTTCGCAGAACTGCTGAAACTCCTCGAAAGAATAATCTCTGAACTGAAAAGTAATTGCATTGGCTCCGTGTCGTGGAGTCGCCGTTAGCATCAAGGTACTGTTGTTCCCTTGGGCTAAATTTCCTACTGGGTTTCGCATTTTTAGTAAAAAATTTAGATTTATTAAATAAAGAAAGCGTGATGCTCTCAAA